GCAGCCTGTGGAAGCATTGTGCTTTCAACTGTAGCGCCGCCATAAGTTGTTGTCGGGCCAAGTTGAGCGCCGCCAAATGTAGCTGTTGGGCTTGCACCCGCTGCTCTCATTTGCTGTGGAGAAAACCTAGAAAGACCACCCATTGTGCGTTGGGCTTGACCTACTGACTGTGCAGATTGTTGGTATATATTAGGTTGCTGCCTAAAATTAGGCGGAATTGCTGGGCCACCTGCTACTGGTGGCCGTTCTGGAATTGCAAAATTACCACCTTCTCTTGGAACTCCAAATTCCCGCACTGCTGGCTGCATACCGCCTTGTGCTGCACCACCGCCCGCAACTCTCTGTCCACCAGCAGATCCACCCATTTCTTCTCTCCTACTTACCGCCCTTGCCGCCTTGAAGCTCAAGGCTGACGGGTTGATTTTCTGGTGCGCGGGAACCCACTTCACCTGTTACGGGGTCAATTCCAAAACTTTCACGGTATTCAGCCTGTGCAGGACGTTCTTCTCTGAACTGGTCAATCATACCCTCAACCATTGGACGCGCTGAATATCCCTGAATACCACCGTCAAATGTTTGTGCAGGCGGTAAATACTGCTGACCGCCAGATGTTGGCATTCCAAACGCGCCAGCCATCATGTCAGTACCCTGAAATGAAGCTTCTCCCATTGGAGAAAAAGACGCTACCTGTGGGCCATACAAAGGCGTGTAAGTATCTGCCAAAGGCGCAAGGTCTGTTGCCATACCAATTGTCTGCTGCATTCCTGTTTCAGCAAATTTAGGAACATATGGTTTGTCTGTTTGTTTACTGCTGCCGCCCATTATGTGGCCTCCTTAACAAAATGGGAATGCAATAACTTCCACCCCATTGGCTCTAATACTTTTTTCCATCCTACACGACCCGTAAGGCTTCCACCAGTACATCCTTGATTTACAGCCCACGCATTCATCGCGTCATTCATATCCTTTAATTGCTCTAATTCACCAGCCGCTAAGAAGATGTTTAAAACTTTCTTTCTAGGATATACCACAATTTCTGTTACCATGCACCCTCTTGGTGCAGGCCAAAACTGCATACTGCTTTCAGCAATCGCTTTTACAATATCCTCAAACTCATGCGTACCGTTACAATACTGCAAAGCGTCCTCTATATATGGCCTGCAACGCGCCAAGTCATCACTCAGAACATAATCGCCAATAACCATTTTTTGAGGCATGTCATTCATCCGTGAAGCCTCGTTATTGATAGCGTTGACGAAGGAATATTAGGAACAGGTGACGATGCAGCAGTAGCGTTTAAAAACCCAGCCGTGTTATCCACCATCCAATTAACCTCTAAATAATCACTTGCCGCAACTGTGAAAACCTGTGTTCTAGCCGCAACCAAAGTTGCATTGTTTTGATGCAAAGCAGTAGTCATTGCGCTGTTATTAATGTCAGTTCCATTGACGCTAGGCCAGAAATAGAAATGCACAGTGCTTGCTGATGTGGAAGATATTTGCGCTGAAAAGGCTATGACGTACTGGCCCGCTTCTTCAAACACAATCCTGCTTGCAGGCGTTCCCAAAGTAATCCCGCTGTTAGACGCTTCCGCTGTATAGGTCAGTTTATATTCTGTGTTTGCGCTTGCTGCCGTTACATCAGCATTAATGTAAAAATCACCGTGACCATCTTCTAAAACAATTTGACGCCATTCACCGTTTTTGCTCACAACGGGATAACCCTTTTCCCGATCATAAAGAATAACGCCATCTTCAGCAGCAGATGAATACTGGTCTTTCGCATCTAACTGATTAAGCGCCTTACCTAAAAAACGCCTAATGTTTTCTGCCCATGACCTCGCATCTTCTACAAATGGCGGTACAACTCTCATCGACGCCCACCCTGCCGCGCATCCAAACGCATAATTCCTACACGCCAATCAGTAGCTTCCACGCCCTCAACACGCAGCCGCACCTGTCTGCCTTGAAAACGTACAGATGTAGGATTGCTCATATTAAAAGGCCCGTATTCACGTTCTACTGCATTCGGATAAAAACGTGTTTTAAATTTAGCGTTTACGTCACCTTGCGTTTTTTCATCAGGAATAAGCTCAACAACATTCATAATGTTTTCGCCTACGCCAATCGCAATTGGGCCTGTCTCAGCGTAAGGTGTAGAACTATCGTAGCTATAACCAACTTCATGTTCATATAGTGTTCCATCACTTGCAATGAACATTGGAAAGCGAAACACACCACGATCCAAACCAGCCGTACGATCCATTATGCCTGTCATCCAAATGTTTTCTGCAAAGTCATATGCAACGTAACGATCACATTCGATGCTGTTTTCGCTGGGATAAAACCACCAAATCTCATTCCAAGCACTATTAACCGTGCATGAAATCTTCGATTTTTGGTCAGTGTTCATGTCAGAGAAAACGTAATCTGCAACTTCGCATGGAACGTCTTGAACCCGACCACCCGCATATGCAAAGAAGCCTCTCTTGCCCATCCAAAATACACCGTTGTCAACAGATGCAGCAGCCCTTGCCGCGATTAATCCACATGATGTACCAACACGCTCAAATCCATATACAAATGGCGGGCCTTGATACGTCATACTGTGTGCATCCTGATCCGTAAGGATCAAAGATTGGCCGCGTGTACGCAATCCCGCAAGGATCTTGCCATTTGTCTGAATATTAATATCACCCGCTTGGTTTGTCGCTGCCGCTGTCCAAACTGTATTATCTTCTTGCCCTGACCACTGGATCTTGCGCGGATCACCACTAGCCCCAAAGCATACTACAAAGCGTTCTTCTGTGACCATCATGCCAGTGCAGTTTGTGGGCGCGTTGGCAATAATTGCAGCATCTATAGCCGTATTTAGCTGCCACTCATACAGCTTTCCGTCATCAGATGACATAGCAAGCAAATATTCACCCCAATTCTCTAACGACCAAGTTGTAGCTGTTTGAATAGTCTCAGTATCAGAACGGGGAATGCCGTATTCTTCGTTTCCATAAAACCCGCCGCTGTATGCCGTGTTAATGCTTGCATCAACCCTACCCGCTGTTAAACCTGTTGGGGTAATATCAGTTGCTGTATTATTGGCATTGATTGCGTAAAGCTTGTTATATGTACCCGCTGCAATTTGGCGTGTTCCATCGTTCTGCTCCCATGATATCATAGAGCGAACAACACCGCTTAGATCAATGCTACCACGCTGACGCCAACCGCCTATAGGACGTAAAGCATCCTCATGCCAGCGAACTAAATTTATGTCACGCCAACGACCTTGAGACATATACTCTGTGCCGTTACGATATTGGCCTGCGGGTATGTTCAGCGGGATTAACGGCATGGCTTCGCCTTATGTTTTCACTAATAACTCTGTAGCAGATATTGCGGTTCCCGCCAACACACTTGGGCTATTTGCTGTAGTGCCTATCGTTCCATCTGTCTGCACAAAGTATTGTTGCCCTGCTGTTAAGCCACCTTGGTTTGTGCTGACTGAGCCGATGATGTCTACGGTTGCAGCACCGCCGCTTGCTACTTCGCCTCTTACTTCTGTTGAAAACGCAATTGCATTACCTTTATTAGAATCACCAGAATCTTTAAAACCAACAACAGCAACATTTTCTGTAGGATGGTATACAAGATTTGAAACTAAAGCGTCAAAACCTGAAGCAAGAGTTACTTGAGAACCTATATTAACTATACTTGTTCCTGATACAGAGGCAGTTCTATAGTAAAGACCATTACCACTAAGCTCATATTCAAAGATTAATTCCTGTTGAACTGAATTGTACACGGGCTTAGGCTGTTGGCTTGCAGCATCATTTATTGTGGCTAATGATCCAAAGCTAATTGATGTACCACTTACTGTACCTACAATAGCTTTTGCCTTATCGCCATCACTACCTGCTTTAAAAGAGATTATAACTTTGTTGTTTGTACTATCAAATGCACAGTGAATATCCGAAGTTGAACCTGCATTAAAAACAACCTCACTACCAAAGCTAACGCTTGTACCGCTAATTGTACCGACTATAGCAGTGCCGTAATTGGAGTTACCCAAGTCTCTATATACAACAACAACTTTATTACTATTGCTATCAAAAACAACTTCATCATAATTGGCGTTAGCATCAACTGTAACAGTTGACCCAAAAGAAACGCTAGTTCCAGAAATTGTTGCTACCGCCGATTCTACATCATTATTATCATCATCTAGCCAAACTACTAAAGACTTTCCTGCATTAGTATCAAAAGTTGCTTTGTTGTTATGTGATCTAGCAGAAAAATACACAACAGGTGTTCCGAATGAAATAGATGTCCCACTTACAGTTCCAACTATAGCAGTGCCATAGTTATTATTTCCTACGTTTTTATAAACAATAAGAACTTTATTATTGGCTGTATCGTAAGTTATATCTGTGTGATCTGTTACTGCTGCATTAAAGACTACAGGAGTTCCAAAACTTAAAGTAGTTCCACTAACAGTCCCTACAACAGCAAGACCATGATTGTCTGATCCTCTTGTGTAGCAAATAATTATCTTTCCTGTGTCTGGGTCATATACTGAACCCGTTACTTCTGACCCTATCGCACTAGAGTTAAACGAAGTTTTTGTACCGTTTACCGAAGGAGTAACCGCCCCACTAGACATACCAATGTAGTTCTCTGAGGTGAGGTTGGTTGCGTCATAGGCGGGTTGAAAAACAACAGACTTACCATAGTAAGGACTGGCACCAATTGCATAGCTAACAATTGTTTTATTTGTTGAAC